AGAAGGTGATCTTCAGTGGCCCCAAAACTATTGTGCTGTGGGCAGATGGCACCAAAACCATTGTTTCCTGTGGCGCTGGTGATACATACGACTACTACGCCGGGTTCTGTGCCGCTGTGGTGAAGAAGCTGTTTGGTTCTACCACCCACGCCAAGAAGGTTTTGGGTGAAGTGGTTCAGGTGAAATGATCACGCTATTTCAACACCAGCAACAGGCCCTTGACCTGACGGAAGGCCACAACCGATGCGCCTATTACCTTGATATGGGACTTGGGAAAACTTTTGTCGGTTCAGAAAAAGCCCTGACCCTAAATAGCCGGGTAAACCTGTTGATCTGCCAATGTTCCAAGGTTTCTGATTGGATAGATCACATGGTTGAGAACTACGCCATGAACCATTGTTGGATGATTTATGACCTGACCAATAAGAAGGAATTTGATTGGTTTATGGCGGCGGTTGCTGAAACCGACAACCCAACCCGGATTTGCGGCGTGATCAACTATGAACTGACCTTCAGGCGTAAGATTTTGAAAACCCTTTCCGGGTTTACGCTGATGCTTGATGAAAGTTCCTTGATCCAGAATGAGAACGCCAAGCGGTCAAAGTTCATTCTTGGGCTGAACCCTGATAATGTGATCCTTCTGTCTGGTACGCCCACGGGCGGCAAGTATGAAAAGCTGTGGAGCCAATGCCGCCTTTTGGGATGGAACATATCAAAGGAACTGTTTTGGAAGCAGTACATTGAAACGGAATGGGTTGAAGAAGATGGATTCTGGCGGCAGAAAATCACCGGTTACAAAAATGTTGACCGGCTGAAGAAGAAGCTGGCTGAACATGGGGCGGTATTTATGACCACCGATGATGCCGGAATTGACCTTCCTAAACGGAACTTTGTTCCCGTTAGAACGCCCCCAGCAAAGGAATATTGGAAGTTCTGGCGGGAACGGGCGATCAGCATAAACACCGCCACCCTTCAGGAATTTGAACTTGATTCAGATTTTTGGGGTTCCAATGAAAGCTATGAGCGGGAATTGATTGGTGATACCAGCTTGACCCGCCGCCTGTATGCCCGTCAGCTTTGCGGCCTATATAACCCGAACCGGTATAAGGCATTTCGGGAACTGGTGGAGAGTACGGAAGATCGCTTGATTGTGTTCTATAACTTCACTGAAGAAATGGAGCGCATGAAGGGAATTGTAAAGGGCATGAACCGCCCTGTGTCCATCCAGTCTGGTGAAGTCAAGGATTTGGGCGCTTACAATTTCAAATCCAATTCTGTGACCTTCATTCAGTATCAGGCCGGGGCAAGAGGGGGCAACTTCCAAAAGGCCAACAAGATTATTTATTTCAGCCTTCCCGAAAGTTGGGAACTGTGGGAGCAGAGCCAAAAGCGGATTCACCGCATGGGACAAGAACGGCCATGCTTCTATTACTGGATGATTTGCCCCGGCACCGTGGAAGAAAGCATTTTTTCCACCTTGCAAATGAGAAAGGACTATAACGATGAACTGTTCAGAAAATACGAGGACGGCCACCCAAAGGGCTAAACAAAATCTGTGGTTTCGGCGTATGTTTTCCGTTGCCTTGCTGATAGGGGTACTGATTGGGTTCCTGTTTGCCAAAGTACCAATCTGGTTTTCTACCCCGGAGCCTACCACCACGGCGGTTTTGTACGGGGCCTATACCGGCCAAGCTGTCAAAGTTCAGAGTGATGGAACCATTGTTCAGGCCGGTGACTTCACCCCTTTGAATGTCCCTATGGATGAAAGCCTTCAGGAATATGTTTATTGGATGGCGGATGCCTATGAAGTTGATTTCACTTTCCTGATGGCCCTGATCCGCAACGAAAGCAACTTCCAAGCGGATGTTATCAGCACCACCAATGATTATGGCCTGATGCAGATTAACCAGAAAAACCATGAATGGTTGTCCAATGCCGTTGGTGTAACGGATTTCCTTGACCCTTACCAGAATATTCAAGCCGGTATTTATATCCTTGGCACCCTGTTTGAAAAGTACGATGATCCACACAAGGTTCTGATGGCTTACAACATGGGGGAAAGCGGCGCTTCCAAGCTGTGGGATCAAGGGATTTACCAAAGCAAATATTCCCAGCGGGTGATTGGCTACCAAGAAACCTACATAAAGGAGTTGAACGGAAATGATCAAATGTGAAAACGCTTGTCCCCGTGGAAAGTTTGATGGGTGCTGCCATAAATGCCCGGATTTCCACACCTGCCCGGATTCCTGTCAGGAAGATCCCAACACCTGTGGTTCTTCCACCTTTGATGAAGAAGCAGGGCTTCAAGCCTTCCAGCAATCCCAGCTTGCCACCCTGAACGCTATTGCGTCCCTGACTTCTCACAAAAAGGCCATTGAAGAACAGGAAAAGACCATGAAAGCGGCCCTGTATGATGCCATGATGAAGTTTGGGGTGAAGAAGTTTGAAAGTGATGTGCTGAACCTGACCTTGGTTGCACCAAGCAATTCCACCACTATTGATTCCGCCAAGCTGAAGAAAAAATATCCCGCTATTGCGGCGGAATGCTCCAAACCTAATCCCAAGGCCGGTTATGTGAAGATCACTCTGAAGGGTGGTGAAAAGTAATGATGAACCCTTTATGTTTTGTAACCATCACACTTCACTTTGAAATCAGAAACAGTGAAATGTATGGCGGAAATGGTTCAGTTGGGTATTCTGCTTCTTCATTTCAAGGGGTTGCCCACCCTGAACAGGCGGATGATTCCTTTGTAGAAGCCCAGCGCCGCATTACAGCCAAGCTGTTGAGTGTGCCGGTTGAAGATGTAACGGTTATCACAAAGGATGCCTATGATGCCGCCACAGAAGAACCGGAAGATGATTTTGATGATAGGGATTGGTGAAGCAGTTGGCAAGGGATGAATTTTGGGATGCGCTAAAGGAATACGCCCACCGGAACCACCAAGAACGGGTTTCCAAGAACTCTGACCGGATCGCTTATGCTATCCAGCAATTTGAAGCCCACGGGATTGAATACCAGTTGAAGAACCGGCAGACCGGCCACTTCCATTGCTGGCGGAAGTCTGATGATAAACTATTCCAGTTTTACGCTGGCACCGGCAAGATTCAGGGCCTTCAGACCCGTGGAATTCACAGCCTGATCAAGATATTGGAGGGATAAGGATGCAAAAAAGACTTACTGTGAAGGAACTGAAGGCCGCTTTGGTTGATGTTCCTGATGAACTGGAAGTTCGTTTTGGGAGTGATACAGAAGAAGCCTATGAAATCATTATTGAAATGGCAAGGCGGGTAAAGTATGAACTTCCTGATGGGCAGAAATTCGAGGACACCGGCGAAACTGGCGTGGATTACTTTGAAATCTATGGAAACGCTGTCCAGAGTGATGATTTCTGATGGCCGGTGAAAAGAATTTTGAAAACCGCCTGAAGAAGTGGTTAGAGGATGAAGGGATTTACCCTTTGGGGGAGCCGGTTAACCGTATGAGCGCCCCGCCTTGTGGGTATTGGGAAAAGCGTTGGGGTGGTGGGAGGTATGTAAAAAGCGGCCTTCCTGATATGCGGATCGTGGTGAAAGGGCTGGCCCTTGAAGTGGAACTGAAGGCCACTACCGGCACCCCTTCAGAACTGCAAAAGCGCAACATTGCCCAAATCAACAATTCCGGTTGCTTCGGCTTCATCCTGTACCCGGAAGGCTTTGAAACCTTCAAGAAAATTGTGAAAGGGGTGAAACAATGCGAGTTTCCCACAGCCGGGTTGATCTCTTTAATAGATGCCCATACAGATACCGCTTGCGATATGTGGAAGGGCTGAACACTATCCCTGATACGGAACCCGACAACGCCTTAATCCTTGGCACCGCCCTTCATACGGGCATTGAAGAAGGGGTTGAAAAGGCCCTTGACTTCTACCAGTCCAGCTTCCCAATTCTGACGGATGATCATGTGAATGAAATGATGAAGCTGGAAGCCATGATCCCCAAGGCCAAGGCCCTATTGCCACCGGGCGGAGCCTTTGAACTTCCTATTGGAAACGCTGATTTTATAGGCTTTATGGATTATCTGTGGCCCGCTGGATGGATGAACACAAGGCACCCTTCCAACTATTGGGGTGAAGATGTTCAGGTGTTTGATCTGTACGACTTCAAATATTCCAACAATGCCAAAAGCTACGCCGTTTCCGGTCAGTTGCATGAATACAAGTATTGGTATGAACTGACCCACCCCGGCCACCGGATCAGGAATATGTATTTTCTGATTGTCCCAAAGGTGAAAATCAGGCAGAAGAAAACGGAAACCATTCAGCAATTCCGGGACAGGTTGCAGGATGCTTTGAAAGACGCTGAACCATCTTTATTGCCGGTTCAGTATGACCCCATGAAAATTGTGGACTTCTTGACCGGCACAAAGCACATGGTTGAAGCCACAGATTTTCCCAAGAACCCTAACCACTTTTGCGGTTGGTGTGAATATCAAGAATACTGTGAGAAAGGATGGGATTATATGTTACTTCCCAAAAATGAACGGCGCAATCTGAACGCCACCAAGAAGAAGGTTGTCTGGCTATATGGCGCACCCTTCAGCGGCAAGACCTTCTTCGCAAACCAGTTCCCTGATCCCCTGATGCTGAACACGGATGGCAATATCAAGTTTGTGGATGCCCCCTATATCGCTATCCGGGACACGGTAACGGTGGAAGGTCGGTTGACCAAGCGGCAGTTGGCTTGGGAAGTCTTTTCCGATGCTGTGACAGAGTTGGAGAAGAAACAGAACGATTTCAAAACCATTGTGGTTGACCTTCTGGAAGATACTTATGAGGCTTGCCGGGTGTATATCTGTGACCGGCAGGGGTGGAAACATGAAAGTGATGATTCTTTCCGGGCTTGGGATATGGTAACTTCCGAATTCCTGAACACCGTCAAGCGGCTGGTCAATCTGGACTATGAAAACATCATCCTGATCAGCCATGAGGATCGGAGCCGTGACCTTACCCGCAAGAGCGGTGACAAAATCAGTTCTATCCGCCCCAATCTTCGGGAAAAGGTTGCCAACAAGGTTGCCGGTATGGTTGACCTTGTGGCCCGTATCGTGGCGGATGATAATGACCGGGTTCTTTCCTTCAAGGCTTCGGAAGTGATCTTTGGCGGTGGGCGGCTAACTGTCCACAACAAGGAAATCCCGCTGGATTATGAAGCCTTCTGTGAAGTCTACGAGGAAGCCAACCAGAAGGCCGCAGGAGCCATGAAGCACGGCGGCAATACCCCAGCTACCCCCGCACCGGAAACGGGTGACAGCGGCGAACAGAAGCCCACCAGACGGGGCAGAAAGCCCAAAGAGGAAGAAACCCCGGCCCCTAATCCTGAAGATGTGGAAGATGCTGAACGGGCGGCGGCTGGCGATCCTGATGGTACATGGACACCGGGCGGCGGTGAAGCAGATGATTCCGACCCTATGGGGCAGACGGAGCCGAAAGCCTTGCCCAAATGCCCTGATGGGGAACGGATCTTCAAGCAGTTCAACGACAGCAAGGGTGAAATCCCCCTTTGCCCCAACATTGATGCCGGCCACTGTTGCCACAAGGAAGGCGGCCCTGATGCTTGCCCCCTGTGGGATCGTCCCAAGGACACCGAACCTGCACCCAAGATGGATGTGAACCCGCCCCGGCGCACCCGGAAGAAGCGTGAACCCCATGAAGATTGACCCTTGCCCCTGTGTAATCAGCCTGAAGGATGGCTCGGTTCACACGCTGTTTGAATTCCGCCACTTCTTGGAATTGGTGGAAGATTGCATGGGCTATGATGCCGCCAAATGGTTAAGAACCCATGTAGAACAGGCGGAAAAGGCCGCTGATTATACCCAAGCCAAGGTTGATACTGACCTGACCGCTTATGAAAGCGATTTGGAAAGCAACCGCAGAGCCTTTCAGGATATTCAAGCGGAAGCCGCCGCAATTACCCAAGTTCTTCAAGGGAAGCGGGCTGATCGTCAAAAAATCGCCCATTCCGTGAGGGAAATAGGAAAGATCATTTCCAATCAACTTTAGGAGGTAAACACCATGAATGATGCGCTGAACAAGTTCAAAGCGGAAATGGAAAAGCGGGGGCTGTTCCGCAAAATTACCGTTGCCGCAAACCTGATCCCCCCCCCGCCCGGCCTTAACCCGGAAGCCCTGATTGCCATTCACAAGCTGGCCGCAAAAGAAGCCCTGATCATGTATGCACAGAAGCATGATGATTTCAGTGACCTTTTGGCTGAAGCGGCCTTTGATAACCTGTTTGACACCATCCTTACGGATGATCTGTTCAAGCCGGTTGAGGGGTTCACACCTACTGACGAGGAACGGGCCAAAATGGAGGAAGCAGAGAAAACCGCTAAAGCACTTTCCGGCCTGTTCGACATTCTGAAGAACATCTAAAATTACATTTAGGAGGAAATTTATTATGGCTATCGACTTTGACAAGATTGATCGTACCGTTGATCTGAAGGGCCTTCAGGCCGATGTGGAGGATGCCAAGAAGAATGGCGGCGGGGACTTCCCCACCATTCCCGCTGGCAAGTATGAAGCCCGTGTGGAGAGCATGGAAATCAAAGGAACCAAGGCAGACCCCAACCGCCCCATGTTGGCTGTGTCCTTCAAGATTCTGTCCGGTGAGTACAAGAACCAGCGCCTTTTCATGAACCGTGTTCTGTACGGCACCAAGAATGACAAGAACATGATCGCTTCCGCTATGGGCTTCTTGGAAAAGTTGGATTCCGGGGTTCCCATCAGCTTCACCAGTTACAAGCAGTTTGCCCAACTTGTCCTTGATGTAGCGGAAGCCATTGACGGGAAGCTGGAATATGCGGTGGATTACGATGATACCCGCTTCAATTCCATCAGCATTGATGAAGTCTTTGAAGTTGAGGATTGAAAACCGGTGTGCACTTTTTTATAATCAAATTGAGCACTATATGTACTCATATTGACTTTTTTGAACCTTAATTTTCAAAAACGCCGGGGCAAGCGCCCCGGTTGGCCCCAAGGTGAAGCCTTCCCGTGGCGGGGCTGTTTTCACTGATTCACCGAAAATTCCTTCAGAAAGTGGGTGACACGATGATCTTCTATGACTTTGAGGTTTTCGCTTATGATTGGCTGGTTGTCCTGATTGACTTGAACGCCAAACAGGAAACCGTGATCATCAATGACCCTGACAAATTAAAAGGCTTCTATGAGAGCCACAAGGAAACCATTTGGGCCGGGTACAACAGCCGCCATTATGACCAATTCATTTTGAAGGGTATCTTGTGCGGGTTCAACCCAAAGAAAGTGAATGACTGGATCATCCTTGATGATAAACCCGGCTATCGGTTTTCAAGCCTGTTCAGGAACTTCCCCCTGATTAACTATGATGTGATGCCCAATCCGCCTATCAGCCTGAAGGCGCTGGAAGCCTTCATGGGGCATTCTATCAAGGAAACCACAGTTCCCTTCGATATTGACCGGCCTTTGACAGAAGCGGAGCTGGCGGAAACGGTCAAATATTGCCGCCATGATGTGGAAGAAACTGTGGAAGTATGGGTTCGCAATATTGCGGAATTCAACACCACAATGTTCTTTGTAAATCACTTTCATCTTGGAAGTAATTCTATTGGGAAAACCAAAGCCCAGCTTGCCGCAGAGATTTTGGGCGGGAATGGGAAGGGAAAATCTTTTGATGATGAATTTGACTTTCCAATTTTAGATTGCTTACGGTTGAAAAAATACCGTTTTGTGGCGGACTGGTACAAAAACCCCGTTAATCATGATTATGGGAAGGCGCAGGAGAATATAACCGTTGCCGGTGTTCCACATACCTTTGCTTGGGGCGGTGGGCACGGCGCTATTCCCAAATATCACGCCCACGGGATCTTCTTGGTGATTGATGTTACAGCCTATTACCCATCCTTGCAAAAGCAATTCAAAATTGGGTATCGGGTAATGGATCATCC